TTCCATTACAGTATCAGCTGGTTTATATTGAGTAGATGATACTTGTTTTGCAGCATCAAACCTTCTTTTCATTTCTCCCTGAGTAGAATTATTCATAATATGAGTTTTCCAATCTAAACCACCACTTTTTACTTTTCCTGTATTTGCTCCTGCCCAATCTCCTCCCGCTTCCCCGTATTCTAAAACTTGTTGATCGATACCCTTAGGCATCCCAAATCTTACTTTAAAATTAACAGGATGTTGAAATCCTTCTCCTCTACCAACAATGGTACGGATGGTTTGCATTTCACCCTTTGCATCCTTTTCATGCTTTTTTCTACCCTTATCATCTTCTAAGATTCCAATTTTTCTGAGAATACCCTGTCCTCTTTCTTTAGAAAGACCAGTTCGCCAATTTGACTCAAATTTTCCCACTTTTACGCCATTTCTAAATATTGCCATTTATTATCCTTTCCAATCCCCTATGAAAGCTTTATATGATTCTTTATCTTTTTCTCTTTTACCAACTACCCATTTTTGAATGGGAAGTCCTACAGCATATGCCCAATCATCACCACCAATTTTAAAAAATCCACCTTGATTATAACTATTTAAATATCTTTTTATACATGGTTCTGCTGGAGGAAATTTTGTTATTATATTATAATTTAATTTTAATCTAAAATTTTCATCCATATTTCCTGAAACCCCTTGTGCTTTAATAAGGGCTCGCATTAAATTTATTCTTGGTTCTGGGCCAAGATAATGCAAATTAATTCCATAAAAACCACCTGCGGCTTTAGCAAATGGAAAAATTAAAGGAAACATATCCCAATATGGTAATATTTCAGCCCATTTTGCTTGATACCTAAAGAAATACATTGAACCAATATCTGATGCAGTAAGATTTGCACTCATATCAACACTTTGTGCTTTTAAATCTTTTCTACCTGTTGATGCTGGGAAAGCTGCACGTTGAGTTTGCTTAACAAGTTTTTTAAACCAGTTTAATGCATCTTTACTTTTAGCTTTTACTTGTTGTAAAAAATCTGTTTCTATTTTATCTGCCATATAAGTATTTAGTCGTCTTGAGGTGATCTTCTGTTATTATTAAAAATTTCCATCCATGTCTTTTACAGACTTCTTGTGCAGCAGACCATTTTGCACGATTCCTACTCCATTCTTTGGTTTCGTGCATAAAGGCTTTAGTAACACGTTTTTTTGGTATGGGGGGTTTAGTAAACTTTTTAGGTTTAATTTCTATCATAAACTTATCACCATTCTTTGTCTTAATATAAAAATCGGGAAAATATCGATGGCGTTTACCATCTAATGGTGAAATATATGGTACTATAAGTTCTTCTGAGCCCCATTCTACAATGTCATTATTGTCATTACAATAGACCATAAACTTGCGTTCCCACAAAGACCTATAAATAATGTTATTAATATCCCCCTTGTATTTTTTCCGATTGGTGGGATGAAATTTACCCTTATAAGACATATAAATAGTTAGAAATACTTCACAGGAATATTTATGCAAAATTTCATAGCACAATCTATGAGGAGATTTGGTCTTGCTCCTAAAAATAAAAGTGCCCCATCTTCATCAACACCATCTAGAGGTGGACAATCAAATGCTCCTCTTGCACATATGGAAGTTGGTAGTAAATGGTCATACGCAACTCTCCAATATCCACTTGACATTCAATCCAGAACAGATTTAGGTCACTATATGATGTTTTACATTAATGTTCCTAATAATACAGAATATGGTAGGGGTGGTGGTGCTGGAGCTAAAAAGAAGTACGTTCTTGATGATTCAGGAGATGAAGATTTAGGAACACGAGATCTTCAACAACAACAAATAATGGGTGATGCAAAAATTTCTAAGGAATCTAAGGATGGGCATTATGATGTAAATGGACAAAGTTGGAAACCAGGCACACCTAATAAAGTTATAGATAGACCAGCACATCAAGGTACAGCTGCTTCAGCGATGGGAAGAAATAGAACTAAAAGAACAACCGATTCGATAGTTTTATATATGCCCCCACAATTAACATCAAATTATGCTTCTGGATATAAAGAAAATGAATTAGGTGGTGGAGTTATGGAGGGGGCTCAAAGAATTAATTCAATGATAGATCGTTCAGAAGCGGTAGGCTGGGAACAGGCAGTAAAAGAAGCGGTGCCTGGAGCAGCAGGTCAAGCAGCAAGATTAGTTGAAAAAGCATTAGCCAAAACACTAAGTGGAATTGTTGGTGGTGATGCAATGGGTGCATATGATAAACTTTCAAATCGTGCAATGAATAACTTTTTGGAAACAACTTTTACTGGTGTTGGATTTCGTAAATTTTCATATTCATGGAAATTTGCTCCAAAAAGTGTAAAGGAAGTGGAAGAAGTGGAGAAAATTATTAGACTTTTTAAATTTCATATGTTACCAGAATTACCAGAGGATACAGTATTTGGTAGGTATTATGTGGTTCCTTCAGAATTTGATCTTTTCTATATGTTTAGAGGAGATGAGAATTCATGGATAAATAAAATTCAAACTAGTGTTTTAGTAAATATGGAGATAAACTATACACCAAATCAATATTCTACCTTTAGACCAATTCAGGGTAGAAATGGAGCCCCCCCTACAGAAATTGATATGAAACTAGATTTCCAAGAAACCAAAATTATTACAAAGAGAGAAGTAATGGAGGGTTTCTAATATGTCATACTTTAATAATTTTTCAACAATGTTATATGATCCTGCTGGGGATGGTTCTACAAAACTTTGTACTAACATCATGAGTCGTGTTCGTGTAAGAGCTAATATGAAAAAAGAAATTGTTATGTTAGACAAATACGATGTTAAGGAAAATGAAACTCCTGAAATAGTTGCTGACAGACATCACGGCAGTCCATATTACCATTGGGTTGTTATGATACTAAATGACATATCCGATGTAAACCATGATTGGGTTAAATCTACTAGACAGATGCAAAAATATCTTCTAAGTAAATATACTGAAACTGAGCTTACTGAAACTCATCATTATGAAATACCACAAACTTCTGGTGACACTACTGTTATGATTGAAGTTGAAAATACCACATATCCTTCTGCAACTATTGTTACAAATTATGAATATGAAGTTGCGTTAAATGAAGAAAAAAGGTCTATTGATTTATTACGAAACGAATATCTTGGTTATTTTACAGAAGAATTTTCAGATTTAGTATAACTTACTATGGAAAGAGAAAGACTCCAAAAAGCCGGTGACTTTATTTTAGATGGAGTTATGATTGTTGGTAGTTCTGGTGCGAGATTAAATATTATGGATCAAGTTCAGGAATTTCATATATATCAAAGTATTGATACTCCATATATTTCTGGTAATATTATGATTTCTGACTCGGCAGGAATTGCAGAAGTCCTACCATTATTAGGCCAAGAAAGATTATTATTTAAATTAAGAACTCCTGGCCATTCAAGTTCAATAGATTTTAATAATTATCATGCGATTATCTATAATGTAGAAAAACGATTTAGTACTTCAGATAGAGAACATATTCTAGTATTAAATTGGACTACACTTGAACATTACAAAAATATTCGTACAAAAATATCTGCATCATTTAAAGGAACTATAAGTGAAATAGTTCAAAAAATAATAAAAGGTAAAAATTATCTAGGGTCTAAAAAACCATTAAGTATAGAACCTACTAAAAATATTAGAAAATTTGTAATTCCCAATCTTACTCCCTTTCAAGCAATAAATTTATTAAAAGTAGAAGCTATTAGTGGTGAGGAACAATCTCCACATTATGTATTTTTTGAAACACCAGATGGATTATATTTTAGGTCTTTTGACAGTCTATTAGGACAAAGAAGAGATTTGTCAATAAAACATAAAACCACCTATAGATCTCAACCACCAGAACAAAACAATGCTGAAGCTAATTTATCAACTATTTTAGATTGGCAAGTAGATGATAATTCTAATGCCTTTTTAAATACCAGACTTGGTATGTATGGTTCTACTCTTTTTTATCATGATATATTTAATAAGAATATTCAAAAATTTGAATATAATTATATGAAAGATAAATTTAATAAAAGAAATTCTATGGAACAGGGAGTTAAAACTTCTGGTGCATTAGTTTCTCAAATCATCCTTGAAAATAAAAAAACAATTTCAGAATTTCCTGACTCAAAAATATTTGTACATCCTACTGCAAGTGATAATTTACATACTGAAGGAACTGATAATAATGCTGAAGAGTGGTTACAAGAATCTCGTTCTAGAGAATTAGAAAGGTCTTATTTTACATTAAAAATAGAAACGTATGGTGATACTAATATTATGTGTGGGGATTTAATTAATGTAGTAATTCCATCAAATAGACCACTTCAGCCCCCTGTGGCCAAAGCATCGATAGATCCAATTTTATCTGGTAGATATTTAATTACTGATTTGCATCATCAAATAACACCTACAGAACAAATGCATAATATGATATTAACCATAACAAAAGATTCCTTAGATGTTGAACCACCAATTAAAGAAACTAAATATCAAGAAGAACCACAAGGAAAAGTTGATAAGGGATTAACAGTTATAAAACAGGATTTAACTCCTAAACCAAAGGCTGCAAAATTACTTCAGCCTGGAGATTGGGATAGTTAATATAATATAAATATTACTATGATAACATACGAACAATTCATAAAAGAGGGAGTTTACGATCTCAATATATTCAAAGCAGTTTTCATGGCTGGAGGGCCAGGTTCTGGTAAGACACATATTGCTGATAGAACTGCTGGTGGATTAGGATTAAAGGCAATTAATCAAGATGATCCTTTTGAAATATATTTAAAAAAAGCAGGACTTTCCTTAAAGATGCCTGACTCAGAAACCGCAGAAAGAGATCCCCTACGAGCAAGAGCAAAGAGAGTAACAGTAAAGAAACAAGAGGCTGCAGTTATAGGTCGATTAGGACTTCTTATAGATGGTACTGGTCATCAATATGATAAAACTGCAAAACGAGCGGCCACACTCAGTCAACTTGGTTATGAACCCTCAATGATTTTTGTTAATACCTCACTAGAAGTTTCACTCTATAGAAATGAAAAAAGACCTCGTTCAGTACAACCTAAATTAGTAAAAAAAAGTTGGAAAGATGTTCAAGCAAATATGGGTAAGTTTCAGAACTACTTTGGCCCTGCGAATTTCTTCATTGTGGATAATAATGGATTTGAGGAAGATATGATAGAAATAAGTACAAAACTCATCAGACGAGCAATATCAAAACCAGTAAAAAATGTTATTGCAGCTGCTTGGATTGCAAATGAAATGAAAAAGAAAAGGAGAACATAATGACTTGGTTAGAAATATTTGGATGGTTTTTTGCATTTTCTATAGCTACTAGTTTATTCTATAGAAAAGGAGTAAGGGCCGGTATCAGACACGCATTGATGACATTAAAATTAGATGCATATCAAACTGAAATATTAAATAACGAATTAAAAAAAGATAGTTATGATGTAGCTATGACGGCAGGAAAAGAATATTCCAAAAATAAGACATTGTTGAATTAGTCAAAATCTCTATTTGCATAAATAATAGTGTTCGCACTATAGGAAAAGAGAAAATCTAAAATCTTTTATATGTCCACAGACCTTCCCACTCTTTGGTTAGTAGAAGTAAGCGATTGTCAAAAGATAATCCATGACAAGGAACAAGCATATAGTTATGC